AGGCGAAATAGTCGTCCGCCCCCGCCAGATACTCCCCAGCCGCCTCAGCAGCCGCAGCGCGGCTTTCAGCGGCGCGCGCGCGGGCTTCGGCTTCGCGGCTGCGAACGCCAGCCTGCGCGCCGTTGTAGAGCGACACGCGGTCGTTCGGGTCGAGATACTTGTCCCAAGCACCACTTTCGAGCTGCTGCGCCGCTGCATACGGATTGCGTTCGATCATCCCCGCAATGGCGGAGGCCGCCACTCCGCGCAGATCGCCCCGCGCCTTCTCGCGCGCCTCAAATGGCATGGCCGTGCTGTCGATCAGCGCGTTGCCTTCCGCCCACAGCTTGGGGAACAACGTCGGATCGGTCGATGCAGCCGTGGCTGCGTTGCGGAGCGTTTCGCCGATGCTGGCGATGCGGCGGTTGACGCGATCCGTTCCCTCAAGGCGCTGCGCCGAAAGCGACAGATCACCGAGAACGTCGGACTTGGCGAGTTCGAGGTAATGGCCGGCGCGGGACGGTGCAGCTTTGCCTTCCGGGTCCGCTTCCGCGTAAGCTGCGAAATCGTCTTCGATACCCTGCGACAGGCGCCCGGTGAGGCCGTCCAGCGGGTTGCCGGATAGCTCGGCATCCTGGAGTTCCTTCAGGCGCTTCAGGCGGATTTCGGAAATGGCCTTCTGGGCGTATATGCGGCCGTCCTCGTCCTCAATCTCATTGAGCACACCCGCCACGTCCTTGAACGCCGCGCCGACTTGCTGAAGGCCGGAGCCGATGCTGTCGGTTGAAATGCGCGGCGTGTTCGGCTGCGAAAAGCCGATGCCGCGATATTCGACTCCAGGAAGGGGCGGCACCTATTTCCCCTTCATGCTCTTGAACACGTCCGCGCCGCCCGAGATCAGCGCAGCCGCGCCGCCCAAGTAGCCATTCGTCTTCGCCGTCTTCGCGCTGTAGCGGTCCATCGTCGCCTGCGTGCGGAGGTTGTTGGCCTGCGTCGTGCCCTGATAGCGGGCGGTCAGCGCCTCCATCTCGGCATCGACAAGGCTGTCCAGTGTGAAGTCCAGCGGCGAGCCGGAGAGCGTGACACCGTTGGCAGCCGTGCCGGCGATCTGCTTGCCGAGCAAGCGGCGGTTATTGTTGCGGACGGCGGCTTCGTTGATCGCGCCTTCGGCCTCTGCAACCTTGGCGGCATTATCGTTCGCCTGTGCCGTTGCGTTCGCGGCAGCGGCGGCCTGGTTGCCGGCGACGACAGCGCCGACCGCCTGCGTCGCCGCACCGACCGCAAGGAGGACGGGAAGGACTGCCATCAGGATTTCACCCAAATCTCGTAGTCAAAACCATCAGGCAGGCGTTCAACCTTGCCCGTCGTCGCGAAGCCCATAAGCCGGAGCCAGCGCTTGTCCGTAGCGATGTCGCGGCGCACATGCGTCACCACGGCATCTGTTTCACGTGAAAGAACCGCAGCGCAGGCGCGCGTCGCCGCGACCATGACGGCCCGCGCTGCCTTACCGAGATACGCCCACGCATATTTCACACCATCCAACAGCCACAGACCCGCCGCCGCGACCGGAACGCCGTTCCACACTGCCGTCATGGCCGTGCCGGAGCGTTCAATTGCGACGGCGACCTCTTGCGTCAGGTAGCCGCTCAGATGGGCCTGACTATCCTGCAACTCGATCTTCCAGAGGTCCGCCGCCTCAAAGGGCCGGATCTCGATCATTTCTCTTGCGTGTCCAGGATCGGCCACGCGCCGATGATCGTCAGCGGGATCGGCTGATCCTGCTCAAAGCAGATATAGCCGTCCGTCTCGTGTCCGCCCGGCCACGGCTGCCGATGTGTATCGCCGGTCAGTGGCGTCACCGGCCCGCTCATGGGCATCGAGGGATCGCGGAGGATCGTGCGCTCCTGCTTGTCGTCCGTGCCGAACAGGAATGCGAGGCTGTTGAACACTCGGAAGGCGATATTCGTAATGCGCTTGGTCTTAGCCTGTGCCGTGCCGTCGGCTGCCCCGGCTTCGACCCGAACTGACCGCCCGCGCTGGCGATATTTGAGGCCCGCCGTGCGGGTCGAATACGTCCCGTTCAGCGTCACCGAGCCGCCCGTCACCGTGCAGTCGGGATGCACCGCTCCGTCAGCCAGAACCCCGACTGTCTGGCCCTCAAGATGCGACAGCCCCGTGATCGTGGTTGCGGCGCCTGTCTTCGTCACCGCGCTATCCACGTAGCACGCATCGGCCATGTCGCCGTTCAGCGGCCAGCTATGGTCGATGCATTCGATGTAGCGGACCGTTGCGCCGTTCACCGTGCGCGAGACGATCAGGTAGATGTCATCGACCGAACCGTCCGGTGACGGGATGGTCGAGACGCATTCGACTACAGCGTCCGTTCCCGCGATGCTGTGACGCTGCCAGCCGGTCAGTTCCTCGTCCTGATCGTAGGTCAGCGCCGCAATCGTGCCGTCGTCCAGCGCCGCCCACAGCACACCGTAGGGCGCACCGGAATAGGCCATCGAAATCGCGCCGTCGCCCAGCACGTAGGGATGCAGGATCGTCGTATCGCGCGCCTTGTATCGGTCATTGTCGTAGGCGAACACCGCCTCCCGCAGCACCTGTGCGCCCTTTTGGAGATAGAGCGTCACAGGCCCGACCTTGGCCGGCCGGACGCGGGCGCTGCCGATCGTCGTCTGCGGGATCGCCCGGACGTTCGACGCCGAGAACGGCTCGTTGTTGGTCGATGGTCCGATCAGGTATTCGCCTCCGGTCGTCAGCGCCAGAATGCCTGTGCCGTCCGGAACCAGATGCCGGATTTCGTTCACCTGCTGACTGGCGACCGTGACCGTCACGGCATAGTCCGCCGTCACAAGGCCGCCGCTGTCGCGCGGAGCGAAGTTCAGATAGTCACCGACAACGGAGGCCCACAACGTGTCAGGTTGCTGCTCGCTCGCAGCGAAACAAAGGCGGTCCTGATAGATCGTGACTGTCTGCGGATAGCCGTTCAGATCATTCCACGCGCCTTCGGCCCAGCGGGTCGTGGACGCTGAGGCCAACGGGAACGGGATGGTCTTCAGGACTGCCGCAGTGACGGTAGTGGGATTGGTGTAGCCGGTAACGCGCAGGATGCCGTAGAGCGAGCCTTCATAGGCCCACTGCACGTTAACGCCCTGCTTGCCGTCGTAGCGGCTGCCCTCTTCGTGGATTGGCGGGACAGTGCCGGTCTTGCCACCCGTGCCGACGGCAGAGGCCGAATAGATGCGCCCGTTGTAGTAGGTCCGGTCACCGACAGTCGTGTTGACGCTCGGCTCCCAAGGCGACAGGCCAGACACCGCCAGCGAGGTCGGCCACACCAGGAATAGCGAGCCGACGTGCCCGCTTTCGAAATACGGGTTCGACATCGTAACGGTGATCGATCCCGTCCTTGCCGAAAACGACATGGCCAGCGTGCTGTCGCTGTTTTCGTCCAGAAACGGCCCGTCGTTGAAGTCGGGCGTCGTCAGCGCCCAATTCGTCGTGCCGCTGCGCGCGATCTTGCGCTGCTTGTAGCCCTTGCAGGCGACATAGAGCACGTCGGCAGACTGGACCCACTGCGTCAGGGCTAGGTCAGCGTCGGACCAAGGATGGGCGATCTCATAAGCAACGCCTGGTGAGCTTTCCACGACGGCGTAGTTGACGATGAACCGGATATAGCCATCGTTCAGAACCAGCATCACCGCGTCATCGTCGGAGAAGACGAAGTTGATGAACCACGCGGGCTTGGCGGAGTTCCGGACCGCCGCGATGAAGCGCGTGCCCGGCCGCCCTGTGGCCCCGCCCTGCGGCAGCGGTATCATGTTTTCGAGGCGCGACAGGCAGCGGGCGTAGATGTCGAGATCGACGCGCGCCTGCGCAAGTTCGCTGATCTCGCCGCCGTTGAAGGCGATGATGCCGGGCGCGGCGCGGACCATTACGGCTTACTCGCAGCTTGAAGCGCGGATAGCGCGGCCCGCACTTCGTCACGCAGCGCGACCAGTTCGGCCTTTTCGTTCGCCGCGTCGCGCTCAGCCGCCCACGCCAGTTGCTCACCCAGAGGCGGGTGCGTCGGCGTTTCGATCTTGGAGGCCATCAGAGGCGGACCAAGACCAAGTCATCTTCCAGCCGATCGACAGGCGGAAGCTCAATGGCGTTCGTGCGGCGTGCCAGCTTGATCGCGTCGGAGTAACGCGACGCGGCGATCTCCATCTTCGTGTTCGACTGCGAGATGCTTTCGCAGATCTCCATCGCCAGCTTGAAGGCGACGGCGTCCGCGAATAGCTGCGGCCACTTGCCGACGTCGGTGACAACCGCCGTGTAGCGGACGTTCACGGCCTGCCCATAATTCCACTTGGTCAGGATGGTCTTGACGTCGTCCGTGCTTTCAATCGTCCACTGGCGGCGATCCAGTTCCGGGCAGTCGATGACGAACGCGCAGCCCGTCGGCAGCGGGTAGGCGTATTCCCATTCGAACTCAGGGACGGTCGCTGAAGCAGCCAACGACGTCCGCTTGATCGCGAAGGTCCAGGGGTTCGCCTCGAACTCGGCGCTGTAGGTTTCCACCCACGCATCGCCAAGCAAGGTTGCGGCTTTGACCGGATCGGTCGTGGCGGTCAGGCGGCTTTCGCCAATCGTCCGCAGCGCCTTGTTCCAGATGCCGATTTGCGAGGGCATCTACTAAGCGCCCGTGAAGCCTTGGAGCGTGCAGTGAATGTTGCCCGTCACGGACGTAATGGCCGCGATTTCCACAAGCGTGTTCGCGGTGCCACGAAGCGGGACAGGCAGGATGATCGGAAGGACACCCGCGACGGTGCCGATAGTCGCGCGCCAGATGACCGTGCCAGCGGCGCCGTCACGGATCACAAATTCAGTTGCGGCGCTTAGCGTGTTCCATGAAAGCGTGCCGCCCGAGATGTAGTTGCGGACAGATGCGCCCGCAGCAGTCTTGGCCGTGACGCCAGCCGTCGAAGACGTGATGCCCGCAGTCGGGGGGGCATAGTTCCAGAACGTAGACGAAAGGCCGGGGAGTACGCTCTGCGCCACCGTGTCACCGCGAAGGCGATCCCAAGATGCGCCGTTCCAGCCAAGCCCACGAGCCTGAGTTGCGAGCCCGTTTACGTTGCCGGTCGCCGCGTCGACGTTAAGCGGGAGAATGCTTGACCGCGCGTTGTCGCCGTTCGAGAAAAGATCGACAAACAAAGATCCGCGCACGCCCGACAGCATGTTCGCGCGCTGCGCATCTGTCAGAAGTGCCGGGGTGGACTGGACGAGCGTGCCAACCTTGACCGGGCCGCCGCTGTCTGTTGAGCCAGACGCTACGGTCCCCGCAACCTGCAAGCCATCGCCGCTTTCGGCAAACACGCCCACCGACGTGCCAGCGCCGCCAGCAGAGTTGCGCGTCACGGTGACAGCGCAGGGACCCGGAATGACCATCGTCGGGTTCATGTTGTTCAGTGAGCCAATCGGCAGCACCGCGCCGGGCGTCGTCACGCTCACAAGGAACGAGGCGTCCGGGGGAATTGCGCCAGAGGCTACGAAAATGCCAAGCGTGACAACGCCGCCCGCAGGCACGGTCACACTGCTGGACGTCGCAACGGTCGTGCCCGCCGCAAGGATTGTTGACTGCGCCATGTGTTCTCACCAAAGAAAAAGCCGCCCGGAGGCGGCTCAGTGTCGAAAAGAAAAGAGGCCCGGCGGGTTAGGCCGGGCCGTCTTGTGTCAGGAGGCTTCAGACGCGCGGCTCGCAGGCCGAGGCCCGGCACCCGGAGGCCGGGCATTGGGGTTCGGCGCCTTGATCCGGGGGGCCCTCGCCACACCGACGAACCATGTCGATCCGTCGGCAGGCTTGCCGTCCTTGTCCAGACGCTCGTCGGCCACGTCGAACTCCTCGCCCGCACTGCGGACCTGGATGCCGTCGTGACCCGTCTCGGTTGCGATTACACGCGCCATGTCAGCTTCCCCTTACTGGACCGTGAAGGCCGACTTGTAGATGCGGTTGATCTGCGGCGAGGTCGTCAGGAAGGCGTCGATGGCGCCAGCCGTGAACGGACCCGACGCGACCGTGTAACGCACGCCGATGTAGCGGCGATACAGAGCCGAGGGGAGCTTCGCGACAAGGATCTGCGAACCCGCCGTGGCGTAGGTCGCAAACGCCAGCGTGCCGGACGAGAGCAGAACCGTGGCGTTGGTCGAGAGGCCAACGTCATCGGCCGTTTCGAACGTCGCCACGAGGGTCGCGTCCGAGCCGGCGTCGGTGATGGCGACCGCCGTCTGGATGACCAGATAGAGATTCTGGAACTGACCACCGAGGTCGAGACGGGTGTTGCCCGGAGTGCCCGACGAGATCGTCGCGGCGCCCGTGGTCTTCGTCAGCGTGTCATACACGTTGGACGAAATGGCGGTGGAGGTGACCGCCTGAGCGTCGGAAAACTCCAACTGCTTATCGACATACATGATGGATATTCTCCTCTGCGCTTAGGTCAGCGCGGTTTCGGTTTCGAGGATGCGATCCACGGTGCGAACCGGCACGCCCTGGAAGGCGAGGCCGCCGGGGCGCACAACAGCAGCCGGACCCATCTGGCCGTACTGGTTGAAGGCGTCCTGGATCGAGAGGATCGCGTTCGACTTGTCGAGCGCGTTCACGGCCAGCATCTCCTTGACGGTGCGCGACGCGTAGAACGCCGCGTTGCCCTTGCCGACCATCGGAATGCGCTGGAGCGCCTTCACCATCAGCTTGGGCAGGTAGGTCGAGGCCGTGTTGAGCTGCGTGCCGGTGCCGGCCAGAAGGTCCGAAACCGAGATGTTCGCGATGCGAACGACGTAGCGCCAGTCCTTGATGTGGATGCCGCCGACCTGTTCCCAGCGATCCGCATAGGCGCGGAAGCGGGCGTTGGACGAGTCGAACGCGTCGATGATGCCGAGGTCTTCGTGCTGGAGACCAGCCTTCGAACCCTTCGGGAAGATGCCCGTGACCGTCTCCGGCGACCACACGACCAGCCACACCGAGGTGCAGTTGCCCGAGCCGCCGGCCGAAACGACGTTCTTGGCGACTTCGGACGTGCCGGTCGAGATCGTGTTGTAGCGGACGGCGAGGCCGTTGAAGCGTTCCGGGTTCAACGACGAGTCGCCGTAGATCAGCGTCTCGGCGAAGTTCTGGCCCATCGACTCGATGAACGCCTTGCCTTCGGAGAGGCGAAACGCGTTCACGTTGCCGTTCAGGGTCGCGATCTTCACGTCGATTTCGTTGCGCGACTCCAGGATGCCGACGCTGTCGGTCACGGTCGCGCGCAGCGACTTCGAGGGAGGAACGCCCTGATAGAGCTTGCGCCAGATCGGCTCAGGCAGGCCGGTGCGGATCGACGCCTGATGACCCGTAGGCAGGTTGCCCTCGATGTAGGTCATGTCGGAGTAGATCTCGTTGGACTGCGAAAGCAGTTCCGCCACGTCGGCGGTTTTGCCGTCAGGGTCGGTGGACTTCGCCCAGTCGAGCAAAGTCACCGCACCCGACGGAGTCGGATACGTTGCCATGTTTGGAAATCCTTACGGAGAGGGGGTTTTGTCGTAGAGGCGATCGGCCAGCGATTTTGCGGAGGCGGGGGGCTGGCCGCCCGTGCCCTGTCCGAACTGGTCTTCAGTGCCGAGTGCGCCAATTCGGGCCATGCACTCGATGAAGCTCTTGGTGCCGCCCGGCAGCGTGTCTTCCAGCGCCGTCAGCAATTCATCGGGGAAGTCGCCGAACGCCGCCGCCTTTGTGGCGAGCGTCATCTGCGCTTCGAATTTGTCCGGCCCCCACTCCTTGCGGAGGCCCTCAATCGCGGCTTCCTTCGCCGCGTCCTTGGCTTCGGCGGTCTTTACCGCTTCGGCCTGAGCGGCCTTCGCCGCGCCGTTCCACATATCGAGCAGCTTCTGCGCCTGATGCGGCAGAAGGCCGATCTCGGCCGCCGTCTGCTCGAACGTGGACTTCAGGCCCTCATCGACCGGAATGCCGTCTTCGACCTTCAGATCGTATTTGCCGTCCTCAGGCGCCCCGAGCTTGACCATGTGCGCCTTGACGGCGTCGGGGTCGTCCAGCTTGGGCAGCGCGACCTTGTCGCCGATCGCGCGTTCTGCGTGGTCGTGCGCCTTGATCGGATCGGTCCAGTCCTTCCAGCCCTTCTTCAGCGCATGCGCCTTGTTCGGGTCGCCGTCAGGCAAGCTGTTGACGTAGTCCAGAAACGACGAAGGCCCCGGTGAGGGGGCCTTTGCGTCAGTCGTCGGAATGTTGGTCGCGGCATCGTTCGGGGGTGTCGCCGCAGCGGCCCCGGTCTCAGCTTCGGTCACTCGTGTCCTCTTTGGCTTGCGCCTCAACGGCGGCGAAGATTTCCTCGTCTGTCAGACGAGCCTTCCTGCGTATCCGCAGAAACACCGAGCGCGCCCCGAGGCGGCTCATCGTCATGTTCACGTCGTCCGTCGCGATGATCGGATGATCCATCCCGCAGAACGCGTGAAGGTCAGCCAGCACGGCCTTACCCTCCGGCGTGCGCCAAAAGGTCTTGTAGGCGTCACGCAGCTTCAGCCGCCGGCGAAACACCGCCAGCGCCCAATTCGGCAGCAATGCCACTTAGGCCGCGCCCATCGTGGCGGCTTGCGCGAGGTCTTTCACAGCGCCCGCAACGGGCTTCGCAGCGCCAGCCATCGCCCCGATAGCCTTCTGCTTCGCTGCCTGGTCGCGCTTGGCCTGCACTTCCTCCGGCGTCGCGAGATCGTCGGCCGGGACGCGGAACCCCTTGGCGACCGTGCGGACCATGTTATCGAGGCGGAAGTTATCGAGAATGTCCGGCTCGAACTGCACAAGCGGCGCGACGGCGTTGAACGTCTGGAGCACCGACGACGCGCGGTCCGCTTCCGCCGCCGAGGCATACGGGCTTTGGTATTCGATCTCGTATTGGCCCATCTCCACCAGCTCGGGCGGGATCGGCGGCAGGCGCCCCTCGTTCATGAGGAGGTCCATCTCGCGTTCGACCATCGGCCCGAGGAGTTCGGCCTGCATGCGCGTTGTAGGCGGGGCCATCAGCGCGGCCTTCTCACGCGCGCGGATCAGCGCCTCAGTCGCTGTCATCGTCGGCGTATCGACAAGGATCTGGAACAGGTTGATGTAGAAGAAATCATTGACCGCCCGGCGCGTCTCGTCGGTGATCGCGGCATCGATTTCGAACCGTTGGCCCGTCGGCAGCATGGGCCGCACACGCGGGCTGCCATCATCGTTCAGCATGCCGCCATTGATCGAACCCGGCCGGGTGCGCAGCGGCGTCATCACCGCGTCGTCCGTCGTCAGCCAGATCGGATCAAGCTCACGCTGCGCCGCACGGAAGCGGAACGCGCCCATGTGGTTGAGCATCTTCTGATCGCCCAGCGCATACATCGCAGGGCTGCGGCCATAGTCCTCGTTCGTGCCGATGAAGAACCGGGGAACGACATACGGCATCGTCCGATAGCCGGAGCGGCGCACAATCGACTGATCGTATTCGCACACATGCCGCGAGGCGAAACGCATACCCGCCGGGCCGATCTTGCCGAACGTCACGTCCGGGTTCGGATAAACGCAGTGCAGGAACCAGAACGTCTCCGACGGCGAGCGCAGGGCGGCATCACGGATCGCCTTCGGCAGCACGTCGCCGCGGTTCGAGAACTCCTGGACTGCCTGACGCGCGTTCAGCTTGTAGCGATACAGCACGCGGTCCACGCGCCCGAAGGCGTCGATGCCGACACAGACGCCGGACATGTGGATCGCGCGGTAGCGAAGGTAGATGCCCTTGGCCGGCTCGTTGTCGATGAACAGGCACGCCGTGCCGAGAACGCCGAGCGTGCGATAGACCTGAGACTGCTGCCCGGGGAAATTCGCCTTCGGGCTGTTGCGCGTCTTGTAGAGCGTCGAGTTGGCCTGTTCGAGCCAGACCGACACGGGATGCGTCGGGTCGAGGTCTTCCACCTCACCCGGCGGCGTCAGCGTGTGCCACGGCTCTTTCCCGCCCGGCGTCAGAACGCTCTCCATGATCGCAGAGAACTTCTCCGACGCCGCGATGCCGGTGCTGTCATAGTTCTGCGGGACGAGCTTCGCGCCCTGCTGGCGGTCCTGATCGAAGAACCGCGCCTGGATCGGGTCGAAGCGCTCGCACACCTCCTGCCAGTGCTGGTCGAACGTCGAGCGTGCGGCCTTCAGCTTCCCCCACTCTGCGAGGAAGGAAGCGGCATTGTCTTCCATCAGAGCGACGGACTCACCGGGCGGCCACCACCCCCACCGCCGCCGCCGCCCCCAACACCGCCGGGAGCGCTGCCGCCACCAGAACCTGAGCCGCCGCCCGACCCACCGCCGGACGACGAACCGCCGCCGACCGATACAGAGCCACCGAGCGCGCGCCGACGGCGCGTCAGGATGTTGTCCTGCCGCCCACGGCGCATGAGACGGCGAAAACGCTCATCGAGCGTGAACTGAGCTTCGTCGCGCGTGACGGGCTTGGGAGCCGCAGGAACGGTGATCTTGGGTTTGGAAAAGAGACCGGCCATTAGAACCCCGAAACCTCGCCAGAGCCTTCCGCAACAGCGTCAGGCGTCAAATTCAGTGAGCGCACCACAGTGCGCGTGCCCTCGTTCGCGTAGAGCGATGCCATCACAACCGCGTCGGCACGGTCCGTTGACCGGCCCAGCCGCTCGCGGAGGTCGTCTTTGCTTTCGACCAAAATCCTGTCCCGGCGCAGCGACCACGTCGGCGCGGTCAATTCCGCCTTCAGGACCGGATCATCGGGCAGCGCCAGTTCCGACATGTTCGCCGGATCAAGCGCCTCACGCATGCGCCACCAGCTTTCGGCGCGCTTGTTATCGAACGCGAGCTCGCCCTTGGGGCGCGTCTTGGCTTCGGACTTGGCCGAGGCGACGAACGCCGCCACACGCACGCCCTGCTGCGCCAGATGCTCACGGGCAGCACCGCCCCAGCCTCCGGTGCAATCCATGGCGATCATGGACTGGCCCCGCCGATGCTGCGTCACGAGGCCCGCAACCGATCGTCCGTCCGGCGTCTCCTTGCCCGGCGCGATGACCAGTTTGTCGAACCAGTGCCCATACAGCGGCGCCAGAACGGTGTTATCCGCCCCGCCCTGCGCCACATCGACGCCGATCACCGTCTGCGGCGCACCCTTGCGACCTTCGGCCCAGCGCGCCATCGCGGCATCGACCCACGCAGTCGGGATCACCTGGTAGGGATCGTCCTCACGCCCGGCGAGGAAGTCGCCCTTGAGCAACTGGCTGCGCAGCGGCTCCGGCATCGACTGAAGCCGTTCGCGATAGCCGGTATCGCGAAGGTATGGATTGTCCGCCAAACGTGACGGAATGAACGTATGGCTGCGCGGCGTGTAGGTTTCGCCGTCAACCTGGATGGGCTCCGGCCCGTCGCACCATTGCAGCCGGTCGCCAATGAAAACGCACCACCGTAGTTCGCCGGGCTTGGCCGGGTTCGGAAAGCCGGGCTGCAACCACGGCTCAAACCACTTCAGCAGCCATTGCCCCTCAGCGCCCGTCGGCGGGTTGGTCGCGATGATGACCCGGCAACGCTGCTTCGGATCGACCGAGCGCAGCCAGCCCATCACAAACCGGACCTTGGCCTCCGAAAGCTGCGAGCCTTCGTCAAACCCGATCAGATCCTTCGCGCGGCCCTGCGCCGACATTTCAGCGCCGGGCTTTTCCAGTGCGCCAAACTCGATAGACCGCTTTCCGTCGGTCCACATCGGCGCCGGACTTTCGCGGTAGCCGTCGCGGCTGCCCAGCAATTGAACGAGGCGCGGACCCAAACCGCCCTCGCTGATGATGTCCACGTAGGACCGGCGGTAGATCACCGCCTTCTGGTGCTGCGTCAACGCCGTGCCGAGCAGGAGGTCCGACTTGCCGCCGCCGGCCGAGCCGCCGAACAGAAGAACGTCAGCCCTGGACGTGTAGGCGTCCGTCTGCGGCCCCGGAACCGGCAGCCACTTTTGCTGAAGCTCGGGGGCGATAAGCTTGTCGATGGCCGCGATTTCCTCAGGGGACGCCCTTTCAAGCGCCCGCTGAAGATCGGCAAGCAGATCAGTCACTCAGCCTTGGCCTTCGCCAGCATGGGCAGGAGGACTTGCGCCAGAGCCTTGGCGCGGTCGGTCTGGTCGGTCATGTCCGCG